ATCCCCCTTCTGAGGGAAAGTTTTGAACATCCCTTTTTCGAAGCGCGCAAAGTTCTTCGGAGCGAACTCCGTTCCCGCTAGTTTCTTTTCAAAGTCGGGGTGCGTTTCGATAGGCTCCGAAGCGACATTCGCGGAAGTCTCGGTTTTAATGTCGGTCCGTTCTTGGCCTTCGGTAATTCCTACCCATTCGGTCGAAACTTTCGCGTAGCCGGAGGAGCCGAAGGTCGACTCGGCTTTGTGTAGGTAAAGCCTAGGCAACTTCGGGAAGGACATTCCAACCGTGAAGGCGGCTTCAACGCCGGCGTGATCTAAGCCGAAGATAATTTGCGCCGTCAAAAGGCCGGCTCCGTCGTTCGAAACGGTCCAGTCCTTTTGGGCAACCGGCTTTCGCAATCGGTCGCCGTGGGCTTTACGGTATTTAGCCGCGCCGACTGGTCGGTTAGTAAGTTCGGAAAGCGGGGACTCGCCGACTTGCGCCGCGCCGAAGGACATTTTTTTGTCAGCCATAAAGAAAGGTTATTCGGTAATAGAGGTAGGGTCGGTCGTTTCCCTGCCGGCGATAGACTCGACCGCGTTAGCCGTTCGTTCGGTAGCCGATGCCGTAGCCTGGGCCGCGGCAAGAGCGGGGTCGGTTCCGGTATAGAACCCGCCGCCGCCGCCGACCGTTCCCATTGAAGAGGACACCGGCACAAAGGCCGAGACGCGACCGGCAAGGTCCTTCTCGCGGGATTTCTTTTCCGCTTCGGCGGCGATTTCCTGGGCGGTTTTCTTATTAGTTCCGCCGGCCTTCGCCGCGGCCTCCTTGGTTCGCTTGTTTAGTTCGTTAATAGCCTCTTCGCGGCGTTTCTTTTGGCGGGCTTGCGCCTCTTCGTCGCCGTATCCAGCCAGGAGCGGGTCGAACTGTTTGTTAATCCCCTCGAGTTGGCTATTATATTCGTCCTTATTAATCATACCCGCGTTAAACTGGTCGGTCGCAAAGTTGCGGGATTCCGACCTTTGCTTTTTGATATACATTTGCGCGGGGATATCGACGAGCGCGCCGAACTTTCCGAGGATCCAACCGTAAGCGACCGCCAGATTATTGTTCGTCGCCTTAATCTGATCGTCGGCGTTCTTTAGGCGCATTACATCCTGCTCCGAAAGGGTCGCGGCCTGGGACATTAGTTCCCGCAAGTTAGCCGAACCTTCGCCCAGGAGCGGGAGGAGTTGACCGCCTAGGCGATTGCCTAGGATTTCGGTTAGCATATTTAACCGCTGGTTTTCGTCGCCGCATTTAGACAAGCCGTCCGCAATTTTGAAGAGGATTGTTTCGGGGTTGCCGCGGCGAATGTCCTCTAGAGAAATACCCAGGGCGGAAAAGGCATCGGTCGCTTTCTTTTCCCCTGCCGCCGCGTCGCCCATTGATAACTTTATTTTCTGGAGGGCCTTAGCCGCCGTCTCTATATCCATACCGGTCTGTTCGGCGGCGAAGCCGAAGCGTTGAAGCATCGTCGTATCGACCCCAAGCCGTTCGGAAAGGTCGCCAATAGTCGCAAACTTTTCTAGGGCGTTGGCAAAGCCTTGAATCATTTTGCCGGCAATAGCCGCCGCGCCCAGGCCTCCGGCAATACCGCCGGCAAGGGACGACGAAAACTCCTTACCGAATCCCTTTAATTGGTTTAGGCCGGTCCTTACTGAGGAACCGTCGAAGGTAGCCTTAACTTTAATTTCAGCCATTGGAGCGAGGTTTGCGTCGGGGGGCGCGTGCGGCCTCCTCCTTTAACCGCTTAAACTCGTCGACGATTGACTTAGATTTTTCGAGCATTTCCTCCTCCTCGGTCGTCATAATCTGGACCTCCGCTCCGCGGCGGATTTGGTCGGCGGTGTAGTAGAAGATTGCGCGGCCTTCGGGCATAGACCAGGCTTCGGCTTCGCTAAAGCCTATTGACATTAAACCGATAACGACTCCGAGGGTCCAATGGATCCCAGAGTCCGCCCCGCCGCCGGCGCGGGATTTCCAGATTGCCGGCCCGGTTGTGTAGTCCTCCAGGTAGGCCGCGAACTCGATAGCCCCGCGCCGAATCAGAAAGGGGTTTTGAGCAAGGCGGAGGTTCAGCAATTTATCCCGCCAGTTCGCCCGCTTTAGGTCGAAGTTAAGGCCGTCCGATTCGACGACGCGCAAGGCTAGGACAATATCTTCCCGACGGATCTCCTCGCCCGACTTGAGAATCGGGGAACCTATCGTTTCCAGAATGAGCCGGTGACGGAGGCTAAAAGGAAAAACCTTCCGCCCCAGGATTCGCCGAGACGGAAGGCAAAGAAACGCAGTCAAATAACGGTCGTCGTTCATTCGACGACCTTAGCCTAAGTTTAGTCGTCTACAACTGGGAAAGTTCCATAAGAAATACCGCGCATAGAAAACTTTGCGAAACCCTTTTGATCGTAGGCCTTTGAGACGCTTTCGATAATATATTGCGTAGCGCGATAAAGGAAAGTTTCGCCGGCTTTGGGTAATTCCCCCGCGCCGTCTACGAGGGTGCAGTTTAGGGTAATCGTGTTACGCGGGTCGCTTTGCCGGTGAGTAATCGTCTCGCCGTTTTCGTCCTGCATTACATCATTGTTACCGAACTCGGAACCTTCGTCCGACGAGTTAACGATAAGCAAAGCGCTAGGGCTATCGGCTCCGTCGGCTCCGTAAATGAGGGTCGTTCCGTGGCTAATTGGTGCGTAGGGCATAGCGGGAGATTTTCTAACCGCTTACATTCAACCGGCTAGGCCGACGCAAACCAGAACCCGAAGGCTTATCGTATTGCCTAACTTTCGTCCCTCGCGGCTTTCCGCGTCGTCCCCTAGGGTTAGGTCGTAAAGGTAGGAGCCGGCGGGCCAGGAGGCCTTTACGGAGGCCGTATCGCGTAGCGCGTCGGTTAGGGCGGCGAGTCGGTCTTGGTGCGCGTCGAGGGCGGCTTGGTCCCCCTGCGGATCGTCGGCGGAACTAAGGAGGATAACTTGCAACTCGACCGAATAGTTCCCCATCCCTTCGGGTAGGCCGTCGGGGACCGATGCGCCGGCGGCGTAGACGATCGCAACCGGCAAGGGTCGGTCGTCGGTCGATTGACCAGGGACGACGGAAAGGTCGGTTAGGACTTCGGCTTCGGTGGCGAAGGCCTCTAGGTAAGCGACGAAGGCCGCTTCGACAATAGGGCGAGGGGAGGACATAGGGGAAAGTTATTTTCGGGAGGCTTTAGCCGCAAGGTCTTTTAAGGCTTCGTCGTATTCCCTCCGCATCATTCGCGCGCGGAACTGGACCGCGGAGGAGATCGCGGAGACGCGGGTTGAAACTCCGTTCTTGTCGGCTATCCGGTTCGCAATCGCAACCGAAGCGACCATTCGTTCGGCGGAAGAATAGTCCTCCGAGTAACCGGTCGACTCGTCCGCCGCGGCCTTAATCCAGGCGGGAATCTTCCGGTGATTCTTTGCGTCGGGTAGGGCCTTAATAGCGACGAACCAGCCGGCCTTTAATTTACCGACGCGGGCCTGGACTTGTTCGCGATAGGAGGCGATTCCGTCCCTTCGAACGAAATAGTTATTAGATTTGTAGCCTTTCGGAACTCGGCCTTTTCCTCCCTTTGCTTGTTGATGGAATACGCGGTTAAAGTTGTTGTGAATACTAACCGAACCTTCCGCCTTAGCGGACTTTGAAAGAACGCGTTTGAATTGGTCGAAGTCCTCTTGGCCTCTCGACAAAAGCATTTTTTCTAGGACCCCACTTCTTCCAGTAATTGCGGCGAAGATAGCGGAAAGTTTCTCGTTTGATTTTTGGCCTTTCTGGACGGCTTCGGCCCAGCGCGTAAACGCCGAATAGTTATTCGACGCGGCGATCGCGCTTGCCGAAATACTAGAGGCTGGGGTGTATACTTGCCTAATGTCCAGGGCGACGGCGCGACGGCCTTCTTCTCTAGCGGCGGGGGTTAGGCCTTTGCCGATACCTGGGGGAGTCCGTTCCATAATGTCGACGGCGAGGAGGACGACTTGCCGGCGGAGTGTCTTTCCCGCAATTTCGGGGTGCAAGTCGGCTAGCCTTTCGAGTTCTTTATCGAAGGCTTTAAAGTCCGCTTGAAGGTTAACCGGCATCGTTAAGCGTCCTCGGATTGAGTCCGGCAAACAATCCAAAGCGACGACGAACTCCGAGGGTCGACCGTAAGAACGCGCCAGGTTTCGCCGGCGTAAGTGATAAGGTCGCCAGTCTTAGCGTGTTCGGTAGCAAAGAAAGCAAGGGACGAAAGGAACTTGAACTCGAAACCAGTAGATTCGACAAACCCGCCCGCGGCTAGGTTCTCGGCGGAGTTAGGGTTCGAAACCATAGCGACCAGGCTAGCGGTCGCCCCGCTTTGCCTGGTATAGGTAACGGTTCGACCGCCTTCCGCCGCGATCTCGGCGCAGTCGTTCTTAAAGTCGTCGAATATTGAGGGCATATTTTAGAGAGAAGAGAGAGGTAACAAAGGCGAAGCCGGAGGCCTCGGTCGGGAATCGCGTTAATCCGTTTAAGGCTAAAGCGAAGGTCTTTCATAAAAAGAAAAAGGGAGGCCAAGCGGCCTCCCTTCGTTCCCGGTGTTGCCGCGACGATTAGGCCGCGGTGTCGACGATAGGAATAATCGCGTTCTTATTCGCGAGGGCCACGCCATAAACCCATTCGGCGCGGAGGTAGTGCTTACCGCTGATAGGATCCCAGAAGGTCGTCACGGCGAAGTTAAAGCCGGAGTCTGGTTCGACAGCGACGGCGATATTAGCCGAGGTGTTAAGGGCGACTTCGGGACGGCGGGCGGCGATACCGAACGCGCCGCGGGTAGCGGCGAAGCCGTGGAGCGTTTGCGCGGTCTTGTAGAGGGAAGTTCCCAGAACATTCGTTTCGTAAGTCGCGAAGCCGGCGAGACGACCGACCGAGTTGTTTCGGATCACGGAGTTTTCGCCGATGCTGTATGACTGGGCGACGGTGTTGTCGCCGACGAGGGCGGCGTTAGCGTCGGCAGAGAGCCAGAGCGTGCGACCTTCGGGACGGAACTTAGCCTTAGTCGCCTTCTTAGCGAGGGAGACGACATTCGCGCGGGTCATATTAGCGATACCGGAAACGGTTTCCTTCGTTGCGCCGCCGCCGAGGTTGGTTTCGGTGACGAGGCCGAAGAGGTCCGTAAACATCTTCTCGACGACGGCGGTTGCCATAGCCGGAGCGAACTCGCGTTGAACTTTCTGGACCGTGTATTCGATAGCCTCACCAGGGGTGAGTTCAATCTGAACATAGGTCGACTCGCCGAGGGTCACGGTAACGGCGGTAGAGGCCGCGTTAGCCGAGGTATAGCCCGAAGAGTAGGTCGAAGCGGACAGGCCGGAGACGAAGGACGACTTAACGACCTTACCGCCGCCGACGATCTCGTTAGAGAAGTCGACCGCGATACCGGACTGGGTGAGGCTCGGAAGGACATTCCGGAGCGCGGGGATCATCTCCTGCGCGAGGATATCGGCGGAGAAGTTATTGAAGGTATTAGCCATAGATTTTAGTTAGTGGAGAGTTAGGGGAGAAAAGTTTTAGCGCTTCATTCCGAGAATGACATCGCGGTTTTTTTGGTAGAAGTCGGCCTTAGCGATAAGGTCCTTCATCGAAAGAAACTCGGAACGGATTTCCTCGGCGGACTTACCAGGGGTAGCGTCGGCCTTCGGTGCGGACTCGATTTCGTTAACGCCGACCGAGGAAGCGATTTCCGCGGCGCGGGCTTCGGCGGTCTTAGCGGAGGCCTTCAACTTAGCGGCTTCGTCGGCGATTGCCTTAGTCGAAGAGTTGAGGGCGTTAACCGTTTCGAGGGCCTTAGCGAGTTCGGCCTTAACCTGGTCGCGTTCAGCCGTAAGGCTAGCGACGACGGCGAGGGCCTTATCGTGTTCGGCAGTAAGGCCGGCAAGTGAAGCGGAAGCCTTAGCGAGTTCGTTTTCGAGGGTCATAGAGTTTCCTTTTAAACCGCCTAGACTTTACTCGGCGGCGGGTTCGGAGGCCGGTTCGGGAGCCGCGGCGGGGGTTTCCTCGGCGGGGGTTTCCTCCGCCTTTAACTTCCCTTCGGGGATAATCCAGAACTTACAAACCGCGGTCGCCGCGATCTCGCCTTCGACGATTTCGCAACCGCCTTCGCCGTTATAAAATGGGCAATTCTCGCAAGCAATACCGCGGGCCGAAAAGGGGTTTTCCGCCATATAGTGCGAACCGTTAGGGCCGTCGGTTTGGTCGAACTTCCCGAACTTTTCGACGACCGTTTCGAGCGCGGAATAAATAGCGGTTTGACGGTCGCTAAGGGGAACGCCGGCGGACTCGACTTCGGGGTCGGCTTCGGGGTCGACTTCAACGGTAGGCTCCGCGGTTTCGGTTTCGCCTTCGGGCATTTCGACGGCGGCAAGCGCGCCGGCGGGCTTAACTGCGGAGCGGCTAGCCTGGGCATCGGAAGCACCTAGGCGGGCGAGGAGTTCTTCGCGGTTACGGACTAGGCCGGTAACGAACCCGCGGGCGGCGGCGCGCTTACCGGTGAAGGTTTGTCCTTCCAGGTCGTCGGGGTTAATCCGCGAACGGACGGCTAAAACATCGGCTTTGAACTCGTTATGAAGTTCGATAACCTCGGCTTGAATCGCGGCGCGCGCGTCGTCGCTAAGGGGAAGGCCGGGGATTTGTCCCTTATATTTGCCGGACTTAATCACTTCGACCGAGATTCCCTTAGCCTTTAGTTCGCCGCTTCGGTCAAGGACCGGAACGAAAACACCAACCGAACCGATCGCGGAGGCCGAAGGGGTCGCGATAAACTCCGAAGCCTGGGAGCCGATCCAGAAAGCGGCGGAGGCCGCGAACTCGGAGAAGGAAACGACCTTCTTAGTTTGCGAGATTTCGCGAACGCGGGCGGCAAGTTCGGGAACGCCGGCGACGGTTCCGCCTGGGGAGTTAATATCTAACAGAATCGTTTTAACCGAAGGGTCGGCGGCGAAGGCTTCGAGATCGGCTTCGACCTGGTTAACATCGACCGCGCCTAGGATCGTGTCGACCTTCGAAAGGTTCTTACCGATTGGGCCTTTAATGGGGATAATCCCGACCGAACCGCGGCGTTCCGCTTTGGGCTGGGAGGCTTGGATTAGGTCGAGGAGGCCGGAAGCCTTAGCCGCGGACAAACCCCCCGCCTGGTCGATTTGTGCAAGTTTCTCGGTCGCGTCGTCGGCCCAGGTCTTAGCCTTATCGAATCGAATAAGGTTAAAGGGCGAGGACTTAATTTCGGAAAGGTAGGACATAGGAATTAAATAGGTTCGTCGGTTGGCGATTGCGGTTCGATAGATTCGGGGGAGTCGTCGGCTTGGTCGGTCCCCTGCTCCGTTTCGGTTGGAGTCGTCGGAGCGGTCGGCGCGACGGCCTCGCCTTGAATAATATTCGCCGCGACTTCCGCGCCGGCGGAGACAATCGTTTGAAGCGGGTTATAAATCTCGGACTTGGGGACACCCCATTTAGCCGCGGCCTTGGCAATCTTCGCGGCAATCTCGCCGCGCTTGTCTAGGTGACGGTCGAGGTTCCCGCCAGTCTCGCCCAGGTAATCGGAAAGGAGCCGAGTCCCGAAGGCTAGTTCCTTTAAGTTCGCGTTAGTGTCGCGGGCGAAGTCGACCGTTAGACTCTTCGGCGTAATCCAAGCAACGCGGTTCCAGTTCTTAACTTCGCGGAGTTCGCCCGACTTGATACCGTAGCCGATAACGAAACCCCAAGTCGGAGTCATAAACCGATGAGCGAGACAATGACCGCGGGTAGCGAAACGGCGGGCGGCGCGCTGGACGACTAGACGCGTAGCGGCTCCGCCGGCGCGGGCGGGATCGAAGAGGAACTCCGCGGGGATACCGGAGCCAGAGAGGGAGGAGCGGGTTAACCAGTCAAGGGAGGCTAGCAAATTAGGCGAAGGGCGGTTCGACTCGATTTGCTTAATCTCTTCGCCTGGGGAACCGAACATCGTGATTCCCCCAGTTTCGTCTAAAGCGGTTTTGTCGGCGGGGTTGTTCGGGTTGGCTACCGATCCGCCAGTCGCGAGAATGTCGTCGTCGTCGGCTTGGCCCGAGTTGCGAATAACCATTCGGATTACCTCGCCCGAAAGTTTCGCGTTCTTAATCTCTTGCGAAAGCAGTTCGTTAATATCTTGAAGGCCGGCAAGGGCCGTCGAGTGAGGGGGAATCCCGCGGGAACCCGAAACGGAATCGGGTTCGAAAATGTGCATAACCGAATTAGCGGGAATATCCCGAACGCCGTAGGCCGTTAAAATACGGAAGGTAAGGGGGCGACCGTAGCGGTCGGTTTTAATGCCGTCGGGGAAGTCGTTAGAATCGCGTTCCGCGCCGGCTCCGATGCGGTGTCCTTCCAGCATTTGCAAGCGGGGGCGACCTTTCCAGTCCAGGACCTTGACGACGAAAAGTTCTCCGTCGCGGTCGATTGACCGGCAAACTAGGTTCTGAAGTTCGACGAGGTTAAAGCGATTCGTCACTTCGGGCCGGTTCGCCCATTGGTTAAAATAGGCTTCGGCCTCTTCGTTCCAAGCCGGATCGTCGGACTGCGCTTCGGGTTGAATCCCGCTATCGCCGACGCAATAGGTCGAGAACGCGTCGACAATCGCGCGCATCGTGCCGGCGTTCTTTTCGAGCGCGCGGGTTTGGCGGACTAGTTCGGTCCGTTCCCAGGTCGAGATTTCCTTGCGGGCCTCGGTCGGGGTCGAGTGTTGCATTACCCCGCGAACCGACGAGTTGCCGGCTTGCCAATAGTTGCCGCCGTTTACCGCGCCGTTAGCGCGAGGCAACGGTCGCCCGAAGGCATAGGCTAGACGATCAAAGAATGAGGGTTTTTGGCGGGCCATAAATTAGCGACCTGGGCGACGGTTGCGGAGGGAACCTTGGACGACTCGACTAGCGTAGCCGTAGGTTTCTGGGTCGAGTTTACGGAGGGCGAAAACCGCCTCCTCGTAAGCCTCGCGCGGCGTAATACCTGGGAAGGTCTTAGAGACGGAAGTTCCGGCCTCGGACCAAGAAACAATAATCTGGCCCTTCCGAAGGGAAGCGAGCGAGTCGGATTTAATCAAAAGCAAAGTCGCTTCGTCCTCCATCGTGAAAAGTCCTTTAGCCATAAACTACCGCCTTTATTCAACCGATTCCCCTTCGTCGTCGGCCTCGGCTTTAGCGGGGGTTTCGACGGCTCCGCCGGCGGCGGGTTTCTTAGTTTGGCGGTCGACCAGGCGGAGAAGGTAGGCGGGGAGAAGTTGGAGGGTTTCGCAGTCGAAGAGGTGGTTAGCGCGGTTGCCTATTTGTTCCCAGATCGGCTTTCCGTCCCGGCGGCGGCGGCGGACCTCGGAGGCCATTTGGTCGGAGTAGTCGTCGCCCGCGTCGATTGGGAAGGTATGCGTTCCGGTAAGCCTTAGACGGAATAACGCGTCCTTAAAGTTTAGGGTCGAGAAATAATAAAGCCGGCAGTTCGAACCGGTAGCGACTGGGCGGGGGCGGGAGTAGAAACGGAAAAGAGTTTTAAAGCCTTTCGGGGTTTTAAGTTTCCAAGGGAACTCCGTTTTCTTCGAACCGCGCGTCGCGATCCAGCCGCCGAACTTTCCGCAAGCGCGGAAAACCTCTTCGGAGCGGTCGCCCGCGTCGACGAAAACGAATAGGTTGGAAACCTCCCATTTCTCGCGGAAGGCCGCGACCTCTTCCCAGGACGAAACGAATAGCCAAGCGACTAGGCGGGAGGAGCCGGTCGTCGACCAGGAACGAACCAGGCAATAAAAGCCGTTCCGTTGGCAGTCGACGGTAAGGAACCGAAGTCGGATCTGGTTAGGGTCGGCAGGGTCGAAGCGGTCGACTAGGATTCGGCTTTTAGTGTCGACCCCTCCCTCCTCTTCCCAGGCTTGGCCCAGTCGGTAGTCGGAGGCCTTGAAGTCGGATTGATAATTCGCGACCTCCTCTTGATACATTCGCGCGAGTTCCTTTTGTAGAAATATTTTGCGAGGTATTGGGTCCGCCTTAGTTTCCCATTCAAGCGACGCGCGCGCCCATTTCTCGGCGAGGTAGCCCCAAGGTCGACCGACTAGGGCGTTCCAGGTAAAGCCTACATTCTCCGCGGAAGCGTTGCCGTTCTTAGGGACATAAACCCCGCCGGCGTTTAACTGATACCTTACCGCGTCGGTATCTTCTAGCAACCCCCCGCAGGATTGGCACGAATAACGAGTCCCTAGGCGGATCGCCTTAAAGTCGAAGCCGTCGTCGGTCCGGCAGTTGTCGGGAAGGGTTATCCCTTTCCAGTCGTAAGGCTGGACAAAGCGACAGCGGGGGCAACAGAACGACCAGGCGCGGCAATCCGTCGATTGCCAAAGGGTGTCGAAGTCGTCGCCGGCCTCGGACCCTTGCGACGCGACGACCGTTTTAGCCAAGTGTTTAAACGCGCTTGTTCGGGCCATAGCCTCGGCAAGGTTGCCTTTCTTAACCTTCCAAGCCTCATCAATAAACAGCCATCGGACGGACTTGGACTGCAAAGGGTTTTCGGACTTCGCGCCGTCGACCCATACTTGAGCGCCGTTAACGACTAGGCTATTCCAAGTCCTACCGCGGGCCGGCGGCATAAGCGGAGCAAGGTCCGAGTTTTCGGG